GGCCTCTCGGCCCACCACGCATGTAGAATACATGCACTCCCTCACATCATCAGGAGAACTAGTGTTTTGACTTATCCAAAACGACTAAGACCGGAGCAGCCGGTGGAGCCAGACTTAAATCTGATTCCTCCCGACGAGACCGGTGGCGGTCTCACTGAGGGTGATTCCCTCGGTGATGAGGATTCGTCTGGAAGACCAAAAGATCTTCCTTACGAAACCACTGATTTGGATCCCCTGGAATGGTATAAGTCCAGGGTATCAAAACACGTTGACGAGTCTACAGGACTAGAGCGTTTTGCATATATGTTGTTCGGAAAAGAGCTTGTTGGGTCCTTATCTTTACAGATAAATCCCTTGAGCAAATTCCTTGTACCAGATATGCGGATCACTCCCGTTAACAGAACGAGGAAGTTTACCGCGACCGGGACACCTTATGCTCGTAAAAGACGACATAAGGAAATCCAGATCATCGGTAGGCAACCTCCCAATGTACTAACGCCCGATCCTTTCGATCGGGAGGCGTACAGTGAGTCTGTAACGGTGCCCAGTGATACGACCGCGACTCTAACGAGTCAAGGTCTGATCAATGGGACAATCAAGGATACTACCTACCGGACGCGGCCTCTGGGCAGTGAACAAGGTGAGTTCGAATTATGGAACCCACGTGTACACGGCACGAAGTCGATACGGAATCGGTGGAGCCTTGAAAGTAACGTATTCACTACTGCAGGTGGTTACACCTACAGATCACGTGATGCGTCACTTATGAGCGACTATATAGTCGGTCCTGCAGCTCGTATTACGCCTAGCACCGTCGATGCACTGAAAGTGTCTGAACAGGCTATCTTAGAAACAGCAATGGGAGACAACGCTATTAAACTAGCGTCTCTCTGCATGCCAAATCGAAGACAGTTTGGTCTTACCCGCAGTGTTCTCGAACTCAAGGACCTCCCTATGAGCTTAAAGGGAAGTATTGAGGCATATATGGAAGCCAGAGGGCATCTGATAAAACAGAAGCGCAAAGGCTTGGGTCGTAACACAGTCCCAGCTGAGTATTTAAACGCTCAGTTTGGCTGGTTACCCATATATAGCGATGTTATGCGTATACTAAACTTGCCCGAGAAAATCGCTAAACGAGTCAATCGACTCATGGAGCGAGAAGGCAAGGATAGTACTTATAGGTTCGGTTTCAGTCTTGGAACCGAATCTATAGCAACACCTCCTAGCTTTACTTTTGATCTGCTCACTGGGGAGTCATTAGTAAGCGTGGCAACGCACGGAACTCGAAGAATCGACTTACGTGCGGTGATTAACGCGAACGTTAAACTCCCTGATGTGCAGTACCCTAAGCTCCGACGCGAACTAATGCGCCAAGCTTGGGGATTGTACCCCACGCCCGAGGATGTTTATAACTTAACACCTTGGACATGGCTGGTTGACTGGTTTGGCGGACTCGGGGATTATGTTGAAATTTACAACATAATGAACACGGATCCGTCAGTCATCAACTATGGGTTCCTGACTGGCATCTCAACCATTCAGGTAGACACGGTACATACTAGTAAAGCTACGCGCGTACAAAAACGAAGCTTCACACCTCCCGTGCCTGCGACGGTTATCACCGAGAATATCGATGAGAACATTAGCAGGACCGCTAGGTTAGAGGCTACTCTCCATGTTAGGAGGAGTTTTAGTAGCGCATATGGTCTGAGACCTACCTATGAGCTCCAGGACTTTACTGGAGCTCAGTACACAATACTAGGGGCCCTCCTATTGGCGGGCCACTAGATCCCTGTACTGGGGGTAATTCCCCGGGCAGGTCAACAAACTAAGGAGACGTCATGCTTGCAGACCCAATCAGTATCGCAGCCAATGCCCCAACTCCCGCACTTGTTTTTGCGGTTGTGAAGAGCGATGGCTACGGTTCCGAGAGACGCGATGCCGGGGGTATTTACTCCCTCGTCATCACACACGAAGACGGAAAAGGCAAAACGGCCAATCGTCACTATGTAAAAATTAGTGAAACGAAGGACGCTGTCAATCCGTATACGGGTGGTACATCGAAGCAAACTGCTACGGTGTCTCTCTCCGTGTCACGGCCGGCGTTCGGTTGGACCACAGCTAATATTGTGGATCTTATCGAAGCGCTTATGGACACGATCAACGATACTGAATTTACGCCTACCAAGTTGGTTCAGTTTCAGGCTTAACGTCTGAGCTGAACTTTGTGTTAATCCGGGCTGGCATTTGACAGGCTAGCCCCCTTAAGGAGGTTAGATATGTCAGATGTCAGTTCCGGAAAAACCCAAGAGACCATCAAAAACGTTCTTGATGTTCTCAATTTGGTTATGGCGCTTAAAGATGCGTATATGGAAATCAGACGGCAGCTTCACAGCGGTCGTAAGGTTTCCAGACGCGCTAAGCAAATGCGGTCGAACCTGCTTGCAGTCTTGCAAGCAGATAAGAATGCGCATGAGCTCGGCGATGCCTTTGAAGGTGTGGAGGACTTTCATCCTCCCCAGCTTGAGCTACCTCTTGATGAGGTGGCTCACCCGTAACAGGGACTAAGGTACGTATCTTTATGGGAATGCTAGTATGACTTGGAATGACCCAACTCAAGGAGTGAGTCATGAAAAGTCCAATAGCTCTCCTCTCATGCCTCCTGGACGACGTCCAGAGGCTAGAGCCTGATGTGAGGAACTTAGATCGTGATCTCAAAACGATCGAAGCTCGCTTCAAACACGAAGGCATTGGCTTCTTAACCATTGCCTTTTCAACGTATTGCGACGCCCTTGATGAGGGATTAGCAATGCGTAGGTTCACCTGCCCACCCGGCTTTAAGACCGGACGGTTAGCAATCCCGAGATTATTCTCAGGTATGCTACGTGAAGTGTTTGATGAAAGAACTGGTCTACTTAAAGAGAACCCTAGAATGGGGTACCTTAAGTGTCTCAGAGAGATCTTAAGACTCTTTAGAAAACTTCCTTTGTCTAATGACCGAGATAAAGAACTCGATAAACAGGCAAAGGATAAGTTCCTGTCATGTGATGAGAGTGTAGCTCAAACCAAGTGGGATGAGCGGCACAAAAATCACCTGATGGGTGTTTGCCGCTTAGTCCTTAATCAACTCGAAGGAGTCAATTATGAACAGATCGCGTGCAAACACGGACCAGGAGCCGTTAGTGAACGTCTCAGTGCGAACCGAAAATGGTCCGCTCTGGCTTCGAGTTTATGGAGAAATCCAGAAGAACTCGAAGGGCTTGGTTATGATATCGTCCTTAGTGATTCTTATGTCTCACGAGCCATGGGATACGAATTTGACAATTCGTACCTCGCGGTTTATGATGCACAAGGTTCACAACGGTCGGATCAATATACACCGAGCCAACGAACAGCTAGCGAAGATGACTCTGGATGCTTACGAGAAACTCGGTTTGAAAGACCGAATTATCAAAACATTCCGGAAGTCACCCCCGAGAAGCAATCAAGACTTGTTACTGTCGCTAAGAATTCAACCTCTCGGCGTACAATAACTGTTGAGCCCGTCCTGCTGCAATTCGTACAGCAGGGACTGAACACCATTCTTCGAGATAACATCAAGAAGGATAGGGTTCTGCGCAACAGTCTTGATTTAACCGACCAATCGCACAACCAAAAGTTGGCGATGGACGGCTCCCGTACCGGCTTATGGGCTACTATTGACTTAAGTTCTGCGAGTGACTTGCTAAGCTTAGAGCTTGTCAAGTTCGTCTTTCAGAGCAAACCAACTTTTCAAGATTGGTTAGTCCGTAGCCGCTCCCGAGAATATACCGACGGAATATCAAGTCGGGTATTGCTCAAGTATGCAGGTATGGGTAACGCTACAACTTTTCCTGTTCAATCCGTGACCTTCGCCTTAATAGCGATGGCAGCGATATTGGACTGTGTTGGCTTAAAACCAACACCAAGGAGGTTGGAGCGCGCCTCTCGGCTTGTGAGGGTTTACGGTGATGATATCATCGTGCCCGCACAATACTCACAACAGGTAGTAAATTGGCTAGAGCACTTCGGTCTAAAGGTCAACAAACGTAAATCTTTCACGGATTACAAAAGTTGGTGGGAACACCAACCATGTTTCCGGGAAAGCTGCGGTGTTGACGCTTATGGTGGTGTCGATGTGACGCCACTATACCTTAGAGCTTTGCCATCAGAATCCACGGAGCAACCGAAAGGTGCACGTGGAGGCCCTTCCACTGATCCTAGTGCCATAGCTTCGCTCGTAGCGACATCAAACCTTGCTTGGGCAAGATGTCTCTATAAGTTTAGCGCTAAGCTTGCGACGGAGGTAGAGAGAATCCTTAAAAAGAAACTCCCTATCGTTCCTGCTCGCTCTAGTGCACTAGGGCTTCATAGTCGAATCGATGCATGCACACCCACTAAATGGGATGCTTCAATGCAGAGGCTTGTTTATAAAGCTCCTGTTTTGAAACCGGTTTATATGCCGGATGCAATCGATGGGTATGATGCCCTGCTCAAGTTCTATCACGTCCCCCTACTTGGTAGGGGTCCGCGACACCTTGAGCGTAGTCAGCGGCGATTCTCATCAAGAATCGCTTGGAAGTGGTTGCCAGCTGAATGCTGGAAAGAGCCTAGTACTAACTAGGCTCTACGGGGGGGTGTTTATCATCTCCGACATTTCGAAAAGCTTTGCTTGGAAAAGACATCCAAACCAAACCTTTAGAATCATGATCGGGAAGTATAAACAAGGCGAGGTACCGAAAGGTACCTAGTCGTTTTGCGAGTGGGTTTTGCTGTAATAGTCAAAACCCGCTCACAAACAACTTTGCGGGGCCCCCCCGCG